ATGCTTCAAAGTATCAAGCTTATGTTTACGCTGCAGGAGGCGGAAGTGGAGGTGGGGGTCGTAAGCCATCGGGTGCCGGAGGTGCTGGAGGCTTTGGTTTTTATGCAGGAGCTGTAAACGGTGGAACGGGGTATTCTTATTCCATTGGCGCAGGTGGTAATGGTGGTGGAAACCAAGGAACTGGTGGTGCCGGTGCTGCAACAAACATAACAAATTTATTTACTACAAATGCTGGTAATGGTGGGAACGGAGGACATAACAATCCTAACAACCCCGCAGGAAACCCGGGTAACGCAGGAAGTCAACCTGGGGCAACTCATACAGATTTTCAAAGAGGAGTCTTGTGGGCTCCTGGTCAAGGTAATATAGGAGCAGGTGGTAGTCCTATTGGTGGCGCAGATCCCGCACCTTCAGCTGGTGGTGGAAATGCAGGGGAACCAGGTGGAATAATATTATTTGATGATAGGGGATAATTATGGCTTATTTTATTTTTAATACTGATAATTCAATTGTTAGAATAGCTGCTAACGATACAGACAGAGATGCTTTAAATTTAAATCTGCCTAACTATAATATTGTTTCTGTTACAGACGATCAATTTAATAGTGTAATATCTAATGAAAAAAACATTACATATGATGGCACTACTTTAACTTTAAGTAGTAGAACAGAAGAAGTTGGTGACATTGATCCAGAAATTGGCTCAGCAACGTCAGTCAGCTTCAGTCAAACAGAACTTGAACATAGTATAGGTCAAATCAAAACAGCATTAAAAAACTTTCTTGATAATAATTCTGGACACATTAAATTTACTGAGTTGCAAAATTATTACAATTACTTAGATACTTTAGATATGTCTACATTAACTTTTCCACTAGATAAATACTGGGAACAATACTGTATTGATAATTCTATCGCTTTTGTTCATCCTTTACAAATACCTTAAATTAAAGTAAAAGAATGATGTTATGTTCAGTAATATCATTGAATTCAAAGCAAATAAAAATTACTTAGATTTAAAAAGCCAATTACCAGAACCTATAAAAATTAATGTACCTGAGTGGCACAGAAAACTTAAACACTCACTTCTTAAAAGAACTGTAAAAGGTTGTATGCCTTTTTTAGATACCTTAACGACTGGGTATGTTTTAAAACTACCTCTTGATATTTATGTAGAGCACAATGTCTATAATAATGGAGTTAGAGAATTTGGTACAAAAACAGGGCTTATGGAATCTGATGGGTTTATAAATGATTTAAATATCAATAAAGGTTTAGAACTACATCCAATAAATCAGCTCGAAGGTAGCCCCTATGTTCAAAAAAATAAAACACTCCCTATAGGTAAGATTTTAAATCCGTGGACTATAAAAACACCTCCTGGATATTCGTGTTTATTTGTTCCTCCACTTAATAATACTGATGATAGATTTAGTATAATTCCCGGTATCGTAGATACTGATATGTTTCCTGCGGAAATTAATTTTCCATATATTATTAACGGAGACAAATACCCTGTAATTAAAACTACGATAGAAATGGGTACTCCATATGCTCAAATAATTCCATTTAAAAGAGAGTCTTGGAAAATGAAGATATCTGAATTGAAAGAATCATCTTCACTACAAAATAAATTTTCTGTTTGTTTAAAATTATTTAATAATTATAAAAGTAGATGGTGGTCTAAAAAATCATGGAGATAGTAAATAATAAATTAACAGATTATATTGAAGTATTTGATAACGTTCTTCCAGACGAAACTAATTTAAAATTTTACAAATTTCTTAAATATGAAGACCACAGATTTGAAAAAGCAAAAGTACAAGAAGCAGATGGTGTACCTGATCAAGTAAGAAAAGATAAAAGAAATTCAAGCTTATGGTGGCCNAGACAAATAAACTGTTCAATGTCAGAATGTCATTGGACTTCATTATTGGGTAATGCTTCTAAAAAATTATATTTTAATTATTTAAAAAAAATGTCACTTCCCCTTGACTTTAATATGTCAGAACTATCCTTTTTAAAATATGAAGAAGGAGGTCATTACAATACTTTTCATGTAGACCAAGGAAAAGTTAACAGAAGTTTAAGTCTAGTGTTTTGGGTTAATAGTAATTTTGAAGGAGGTGATTTTAAATTTAAAAATCCTTCAAATGATGTTGAAATAGAAATTGAGAAAAAAGCAAATAGAGCTATAGTTTTTCCTAGTAATTTTTTATTTCCACATAAAGTTCTTCCTGTAGAAAAAGGAGTAAGGTATTCGGTGGTGTCATGGGCACAATAAGAAAAGATTTTAAATATAAAATTGTTAAAAATTTTTTAACAAAAAGTGAAGTTAAATTATTTACACATTATTGTGAGATAAAACACAGAACAAATAATGATAATTTTGATCGGGGTAAAAATGCAGATACTCAATACTATGGAGATGCAATTATGGAATCTTTACTTTTGTCTAAACAAAAAAAATTGGAAAAAGAAACAAATAAAAAACTTTTACCCACGTATGCTTTTTGGAGAATGTACACACGTTTTTCAGAATTAAGTGAACATACAGACAGGGCCGCATGTGAAATAAGTGTAACAGTACACATAGGTAGTGATGGAACTAAATGGCCTTTTTATGTAGAAAAAGAAAAAATAATTACACAACCTGGTGATGGGGTAATTTATTTAGGTTGTGATCTAAAACACCGTAGAGATGAATTTCAAGGTGATTGGCATGCACAAACATTTTTACATTATGTAGATGCTGATGGTCCAAATAAAGATCATCACATGGATAAAAGAGCATACTGGAATACGCAAAATAAAATAAGGTAACAAAAAGGATACTTAAATGATTTTTAAACAAAATAAAATAGACGGATCGTGTGAAATATTATTTAGTGATGAAGAAAAAAAAATAATAAATGATAAACAAAAAATATTTTTAGATGCAGAATCATTTAGACATTTTGGAAATGTCTTAATGAAAATGGTTGCAGATTGGAATATTAATTTTAACGATGAATTTAAATCTAGAATAACTCTTGGCGATGAAATCGTAGAAGGCAAAGATGGTCCAGGTAACAAATAACTTTTTAAATAACAATTATTTAGAAGACTTGACTAAAGCTTTATCCTTGGAGTCTTTAAATTGGAATTTTATGAATTATCAATTTTTTTTAGATGAACTTAATGGAAAAATAATTTGTCATACTCTTGTATGTAAAAATTTTAAAGATTTTTTTAATTTTAATTTTATGGAAGATGCTCTTGACAAAAAAATTAAAAATGTAAGGGTGTACTTAGTAACAAAAAGCCGGAAACAAATTGTGTTGCCTACGGATAAAAATAATACAGATAAATTTATTCTTTCTATAAATACAAATAATGGTTTTTTTAATGTAGAAAACACTGGTCAAATTCCTTGTGAAGAGAATAAACTAATATATTTACCAAAAGGTTGTCATTTTTCTAATAGTTCATGCACTGATAAGGACTATAAAGCTTATTTAGAAATAGATATTCAGGAATAGATTTCAGTTTTACACCGTGTTATAATATGCGATGCCTTTAAATTTAATTACTATAAGACCGGGGTTTAATAAACAAATTACAGACACTGCTGCGGAAGGTCAATACGTAGATGGCGATTTTGTAAGATTTCGTTACGGATTCCCTGAAAAAATAGGCGGGTGGTCTGCTATTACTTCAGATACTTTAGCAGGTAGTGTAAGAGCACAGCATCAATGGGCAGATTTAGATGGAAATAGATATGTAGCACTTGGTTCTCAAAGAGGATTGTATATTTATTATGGAGGAGCTTATTATGATATTACTCCATTAGAGACAGCGCAAACTGGAGGAACGTTTACTACTGCTAACACCTCACCAACGGTCACCGTAAACCTAACAGGGCATAATATGATTGCCGGAGACTACTTTACATTTACAAGTGTTACTCCACCAGTTGGTGCGGGATACACTGCAGCAAATTTTACCGACCAAACTTTTGAAGTAATTAGTTCAACAATTAATACATTTACAATAACTATGGCAACTAATGCTGGAACTACTGTTGCAGCGTCAGGTGCGTGTACTATAAACAGATACGTTAAAGTGGGTCCTATTGGACAAACATTTGGCTTTGGGTTTGGTACAGCATCTTACGGAGGAGCCTCTGGACTTACTACAACTTTAAATGGATTATTACAAGATAACACCTCAGGTACTGGAGGTTCGGGAACTTCTATTACACTTACTTCTACCGCAGGTTTTCCTACAACGGGAATAATTAAAGTTGGGGCAGAATTTATTTCCTATACAGGTATTTCAACTAATGATCTTACAGGAATTACAAGAGCAGTGGCTGGAACACGATCAGCTCATGCTACTTTAGCGGGAGTAGAATATTTTACAGGATGGGGCTCAGCTTCATTATCCTCTACTATTAGATTACAACCTGCTGATTGGGCTTTAGATAATTTTGGACAAATATTAACAGCTACTATATTAAAAGGAAGAACTTTTACATGGCAACCTATAAGCAATAACAATAATGCTTTATCCCTTAGAGCAACTATTATGTCCGGAGCTCCTACTAGAACACTTAATTCAACAGTATCTGATACAGATAGACATTTTATACATTTAGGGACAGAAGCAACAGTCGGAGATACTTCAACTTTTGACCCAATGTTAATAAGATTTTCTGATCAAGAAAACTTTAGCGATTATCAACCGACTTCTGTTAACACAGCAGGTACTTTTAGAATAGATGATGGAACAAGTATTGTAGGTGCGATAAGAGCAAAAGATTATATTTTAGTTTTAACGGATACTGCTGCTTATACTATGCAATATGTTGGAGCACCTTTTACTTTTAGTATTAGAAAGGTGGGATCCAATTGCGGTTTAATGAGTCCTCATAGTGTTGTTTTTGTAGATGGTGTTGTTTATTGGATGGATGATTCAGGTTCTTTTAACGCTTACAACGGAACGGTTGTTAAAATACCTTGTTCAGTAGAAGATTTTGTATTTAATACAACTAATCCAGGAGACTTAGGATTTAATTATGATGCTGGAAAATTAGTATACGCTAGTCACAATTCTTTATTTAATGAGATTAATTGGTTCTACCCCTCAAGTGCATCTACTGAAATAGATAGATGTGTTACATACAATTACTCAGAAAAAGTTTGGTACACAAGTTCTTTAGCTAGAACATCTTTTTACGATGCTCATTTATTTGATAAACCTTATGCAACTTCTTTTTATGATGCAGGAGTTCCTACTTTTCCTGTTATACAGGGAGTGACAAATACTTCTGGTTCTGCTACATTTTGGACACATGAAACTGGAGTAGATCAATTAGAAAATGGAGTAACTACAACAATTTCATCTTTTATTGAAACTGGAGATTTTATGATACATGCAGAAGGTGATGGAGAATTTTTTACAAAAGTTAGAAGATTTATTCCTGATTTTCAAAGATTAGATGGAACTGCTACAGTTACTATTTTATTAAAAGATTACCCATCAGATACAGCTGTTAGTTCTTCTTTGGGACCTTTCTCTGTAACTTCAAGCACTCAAAAGATAGATACTAGAGCTAGGGGGAGAGCAGCTAGTTTAAAAATACAGAATATATCTAGCGGAGAGTCTTGGAGATATGGAACTTTTAGAGCAGATGTACAAGCGGACGGTAGAAGATAATGGAAGAAATTTTTTTAAAAGATTATGCTAATAATGTAGCACAAGCTCAAGATCCTTTTGGTGTTGCTGCAGTTCAGGCTCAGCCGGGTTTTGAAAATTACACACCTTCTTTTGAAAATCAATCATTAACTCCTATGGGGTTAACTGAACCTCAAGGAACACAATTACCAAATTTTAAGGAAATGGCAAAAAACATTGCTGTGAATACTGCAAAGAATTATGCTATTAAAAAAATAGGTCTAGAAGGTATTAAGGGAAATGTATTAAGTTCAGTGATTGGTGGAAGTAGTATGGCAAACCCCATAGGAGCCCTGTACACAATGGGTTCATTATTACCCGATGGTGTAAGAGGTATTGCGGAAGTTTTAAGAAGCAAGAGAGCCGAAAAGTCATACAATAGACAAATTCAAAAACAAGAAATAAATACTTTACAACAACGAATAGATACTGGTCAGTTTGGTTCTTCATCGGGAGCGGATAGAGGAAGAGGGGAAAATAATATTTCTGCACCAGCGAAGTCAGCGCCTGCTGCTACACAATCTAGACAAACTTCAGGGCCTGGTGGGTTACATAGTGGATATTAATCATGGCTAAAGTAACTAATTTTATCCCAGAACCTACTCCAGATTACGATCCACAAAATCAACAACAACTTCTTCAATCATTGGAGACAATGAAGAACCAATTAAATAGTTCTTTTCAAGAAGATTTAAAACAAGAAGTAGAAAGGTTTTCGTGGTTTAATGGCTAATATATATACAAATGCAAAAGTAGATTTAACTACAACAGATGTTACAACTTTATATACAACACCTAGTAATTCTAGAGCAATTGTAAAATCTTTATTAATATCAAATGATGCTGGAAGTGCAGCAACAATAACTGTAACATTGACTAATGTAGCAAGTGCTGTATTTAATTTATTTAATGTTAAATCAATAGCTTCTAATACTACTGAACAATTATTAACAGAACCTTTAATATTACTAGAAAATGAGATATTAAAAGTTACCGCATCGGATGCTAATGAATTACATGTTGTGGCATCATTATTAGAAATAAATAGAGAGGATGTATAGTGGCTAAAAAATTTAAAGAACACCATGAACGAGATAAACCTAAGAAAAGAGGGTCTCGAAAACACAAGAAATCTCTCAATAAGGATGAGAAAAGACAGAAACGTCTTAAGCGCTACAAGGGACAAGGAAAAGGCTAGACAGAATTAATTTTTAATAGTATAAAAAACTATGACTGATTTAACAAAAATACCAGCTACAGCAAAAGAAATTATTAAACACAAAAGAACAGGCAAAGTATATGCTAGTAAAACTGATTTTGATAACGATGTTGCTGATGCCAATACTGATACTACTGTGGATGA